TTGAGATACTATATTGTATAGTATATTATGTATATAAATATATACTTTTTACAAAAAACAAGAAAACCACCTAAAATAGATGGTCAACTCTCCTGCCCGTCGGTAGCGTCCGAGGAATTACCTTTATAGACTAGCACCTGCAACGCCTACTGCACTTGCAATTTCTCCGGCTACTACTGCTATGTCTCTACCTTTTAATGCTGCTTTAACTGCTGATATTGTTGCTGAGGCAATTCCTCCGCCTCGTAGTGCGTTCATTGCTCCAATTCCAGCTTTTACTCCTAAACCTGCTAACATAGCAATGAATAGTCCTTTAGCAACTAATTGTCTTTTCTTTTCGTCCTTTACAAATGGTTTAAGAAATCCAGCTATAGCCTTAACTATGTTGACTTCATTATGATGTGCCCATTTGTGAACTGCTTCTGCTTTATCTGCTGCTTTATCAAAACCACCTTTTCTAAATGCTTTTGCTGCATACTTCCCTAATACGTCTAGTACTGTGTTAGATGCTAATGCCCATGAGAGAACTCCTACAGTAGTAATTATTTCATTAACGTCATCTGCTCCTTCTTGGCCAAATTCACCTTCCATTGCTTTAGCAATTTCTGAACCTAATACTGTTTCATCGTTCTCTAAAATAATATTAGATAGCTTCATTATGCTCTTAATATATCGTTAATGATTGAATCTAAGCTAATATACTTAGATGGTTTACCTTTTCCTTCTGAAAGGTTTACTGGGTTCATAAATGCTCCATGTGTTGATGGATTAGATACAAAGTCCCAACATACTAATTCAAAATCGTCTTGGACTTCTAAAGCTCCTTCATTTGTTTGGTTAACAGATCCTGTACCTCTAGATGAGATTCCAATTGTATGACCTGCTTTACATATCTCCTTAACGATATTACCAGCTGGTGTATTTAATAGCTCTACACGTCCCATAAGGTCGTCTCCTTTCCACCATAACTCTTTTATTACATGAGAGGCGTTCTTTAAGGAGACAACGGGAGAGTCAGGGTGATCAAGTTCTCCAAAGGCGTTACCTACCTCGACAAACTCTTTAGTATATCTTTCTGATTCTCTTAGTAGTATCTCTTTACTATACGTTCTACCATTTTGATTCTGAGCTACTGCTCTTTGTAGTACACCTTCTACTTCGAATACTCCAGGTTTACTTTTGGATTCTCGAATTATAGGTCTAAACGGTGTTACGTCTACTAATAGTTGTGCCATCTTATTTTTTCTTTTTAGATTCCATTACTGGAGTGAACATTGTTTGCTTAGGAGCTGCTTCTTGTTCTGTTTCTCCTAATGGTACTTCACCTGAGTTATGCTTATCTATGTCTCTTTGAGAAATAGTTTTAACTTTAGGTTGATTTAAACCTTTAGTGAAACCCATTTTAGTAACTGGTCTAAGATCTTTCATGAATGCTTGTTCGATAGCTGGTGCTAAGAATCCGCCTACTTTAAGTCCTTCTTCGTTTCTAATCTCTCCTAATGTATCGTATATCTTTTGTATCTTATCTCTAGTCTTATCAAAGTACTGCTCAATGTCTGTTACAACATTTTCTAGTCCATTAATAGCTGATTTCATTCCGTCAAAGCCTGCATAGTCATCTGCAAACTTAGATAGTTCTGCTGTAGCAGCTTCTGCTAATACTTGCTCTTCTAATACTTTAGCTATGATTGCTTTTAAATTCTCTTTTACAGCAGTTTTACCTTTCCCACTAGCTTTCTTGATAGCTTGATCTTTAGCTGCCATGTAATCATCTTTATCAACGTCTCCGTCTCCATCTAGATCCTTACCTTTAGCTTCTTCTAAATTCTCAACCATAAATTGAGTTTCTAAATAACCAAGTACATCTTTTTTAGCAAACTCTATCATGCCAGGTTCTGTCATTGGTCCCATTTTCCATTCTTCCCAGGCTTTAATTAAAAAATTAACACCTTTATCGAACATAGGTCCCATACTCTCTACATATCCTCCAGTTTCGTAGTCATTTTCTGTTACTACTTTTCCACCTTTACTCTTCTTTCTTCTAGCTTCTTTTATTACTGCAGAATTTTCTTCTTCTGACATTCCTAAGCTAGCTAGTTTTTCTGCTGCTTTTTTAATGTAGTGAGCAACATCTGTATATTCGTTATCATCGTTTGTTTTAGCTTGTCCATAAAAGAAATCTGCTAAGTCAGTTAAATCTTCAGCAGATAAGCCGTCGTTAAATCCTTCTTCTAGTTCTCCTTCTTGGTATGTACCTGCATTTATAAACTTTTCTTTTGCTGCTTTAAAGTCTCCTTTATATAAACTCTGTACTACTTTACGTCCTAAAGTTTCTAATTCATCATCATTTAAGCTATGTGGTTTATCAAACCCTGCTAGATAACCTTTTCCTATATCTCCGTATTCAGCTGGATCTATTACATCCTCTATCGAACTTTCGTCTTTTCTAGGATCATCTGTCCAACCTGCTTTTTCATCTGCATCATTCTTTGCATCTTCTTCAGAATCTTCTTCCATAGATTTTCCGGCAATATACTCTCCCATATCTTCGATATAGTCTTCTATTTCCCATCCTTTATAGGATTCTGGGCCATTAAGTCTGATATCATTATTTAAAGAGTCAATATAAGCTTCTACTTCATTATCTCTTCCATGTGCTAATAGTCCTGCTTTTAACTTATCAACTTCAGTACCCTCTTTAAGTGTGGCTTTTTTCATATCGTTAAAAGTATCTTTATCTTTTGCTCCTGGTTTAGTTTCTTTCATCTTATCGTTTTTATCAACTTTAGATGATTCTGCTGCTAACAGGTTATAGTAGTGTAAAGGATCTTTCTTTAAATTAGAGAGTGCTTTGGTTTTAGCTTTCTGTTGTGCTTCTCCATCGGAACAAGTTACAGGATCATGTCCCATAGCTGTTAATTCTATATCTAAAGCTCTTCTTAATGAATCGTCAGATATATTATTATCTAAATCTTTTTCTAATACTGATTCAGAAAGTACTCCTCTATTCATAAGGATTTGAACTGAATCTTTGTATCCACTGAATTGATTAATATGTTGAGGAAATGCTAATCGCATTTGTCTCACAAACTCTCCTTCGGACATTTGTCCTTCGTTTACAGCTCTATGTTTCTCTGTTGCAGTTATTGTTCTCATTATAGTTCTTTATATCCTTGTTTTTTTAATGTCTCTTTTGCTTTCTTTGCAGTTCCTAAAAAGTTAGGCGTTGCGTATGTTGCTCCTGTACCAGCTGTAAATGTTGCTGATCCACCAGTAACGTTAGCTTCATCTAACTCTTGCATTACTTCTCGTACTAATTTAACTAGTTCTGTTTTTTTCATTACAGAGATCTTAATTCATGTACTAAGTCGTAGTATTGCATTAAGTTAACCAAATGAGTATCCGCTATTTTTTCTTTATTAGTTAAAGGTTTAATGCCTTTTCTTATCTCGTCTAGTTTAATAAGTACTACCTTATCTTTTACCTTCCCTATTGTCTTATTAATTTCTGAGATTATCTTGCTAAGCTCTTCGTTTACTATTGATCTTAGTTTAGTAGTTGAGTTAACTGATGTGATAAATTCTCTTAGTATTAACTTCTGTTCTGGAAGAAGGTCTTTATATTTATCGTTAAATTTCTCTAACAATATCTTAAATGTAAGTAATTTTAAGTCTTTATCGTACTTAGAGTACTCTTCTATCAAAGTGTCCTTAACGTTAGCGTTATCTTGTTTCTTTGTAGTTAGATGCTCTAATAAAGTTGATTTAAAACTAATCAAAAGATTAGGATCCACCAATTCATTGTTATTTTGAGCTTCTAATAGACAATATAAGGATGCTAGAGCTTTATAGTCTGCTGTCTGTATATTGAAGAAGTCTTCTGCTTTATAAGCTTCTTTGATGTCTGATATAAGGCTGTATTTCTGAGCTTTTAGTACTTTCTGGTCAAACTTTCTTGATATTTCAGTTATCGTAGAGAGTATTGATTCCGCTTTAGACTGGCCTACGCCTTTGTTCTTGAGTATAAATTCATATAATTTAAACTCTTTTACAAGTGCTGTATTACCAGTGAAATGCTTTCTTAGTATAGCTAAAGCAGGAGAATCTTGTTTAGACAAGGTATCTGATGCAATTTGCTTTACAAGCAATTCAAAGATAAGACCTGTATTTCGAAATTTTGAGTGTTTTACTTTCATTCTACACGTTTACTATTATAAATATGGGTTAATTACCTAAATCTTTAATGTTATCTTCTTTTAACATCTCAGACTCTTTTTCCTCTACTGCCTCAAAGACTATGTTTTTTAACATCGCTTTGTTTTTATAATAAACTGATTTAGTAGAAACGTTTTCGTTAACGTTTTCATTATCGGATGGGTAACCACCTTTCATACCGTGCTGACCTAGAGGATCTCTTCCTCCCATTGCTGCTGTAGTACCGTATACTGAGGCTTTTTCTGTTGGTCTTCCGCCTTCTGGTCCAGGCTGTCCCCATTCTGGTTCTGATTCTGAATATCCTTGTGGAACTTCTCCTGGTGAGCCTCCTTTAGGAGTTGATACTGATCGTCTACCGTACATAGATGCTAAATCATGTGGTGTACCGTATGTCATTCCTGACTTAGCTGGGTCATTACCTTCTGCTTCAATTTGAGCTAATCTAAATTTACGTTTTGTATCTTCTCTTACTAGATCTCTCATCTCCATATAGTTATCTTCTGACATATCAAATATGTTTTCGTATATGTAATCTGATGAGAATAGTTGTGAGTCTTTCATTTGGGCAGCTAGATCAACTTTCTCTTTAAGTAGTGCAATCTTTTCCTGTTCAAATATAATAGAAGGAGTTGACAACTTAACTTCAAAGTTTGTTAAGCTTTCTCCAGTAAAACCTTGAGTATATAAATGTACTAATGCAATCTTAGTTAACTCAGCTTCTAATATTTTCTGTATTCTTTCTACTGTTCTAGCAAATCTAATGTCTTCTGCTGCTAAAGTAGCTTTACCGCTTAGGTCTCCTTCGTATCCAAAATAAGCTTTAGGTATTTTTAATGCAGCAAACAGCTTAGCTTGTAAATACTGTACATCGTTAGTTCCGTCATACTCTAAACCTTTAGTTGTTTCTATTTTAGTAGATGTATCTCCTCCACGTACAGGTAGATAGAAATCTTCCATCATATTCTGCATATTAAACTTCAAGTTATATTGTCCAGTCTGTGGATCAACATAAGGAGTTTTTTTCATAGTGTTGATAGTTTTTTGCATAAACTGATCAACTTCATTTGGTGGTATAGATCCTACATTTATAGAACATTCTCTTTTCTGGAGCTCTCATGATTCTATGTATTAACATAGCATCCTCCATTAAGTTAGTTTGTTTGTATATCTTTCTAGCTGGTTCTAAATAAGAACGGCCATAAGGTAAATAAGAAGTATCTGATAGTAGTCTGAAATGAGCCATTTCATAATTATCAAATACGATTGTTTTGTCTGTAGGTCTTTTTCTGTAGTTAGGATCTGTAGAAGCTGCTATACCGTCCATTTCTAATTGGAATTCTACTTTAGCTGGATTCTCTGGATCGTTACCTTCATGTCTGATGATATGATAAACTGTGTAGGGTAGTACGTTGTATACTCCGAACTTCTCTGCTATCTCTAACTTTAAGAAGAAATCTCCATATTTAAGCATATTACGTGTCCA